ACTGGCGGGCGTTCACGTCGCCGTTGAGGCTCTTGAGCCACTGGCCGCAGCGGTGCGCGACCTCCGGCGTCTCAAACACGCCGGGCTTGTAACCGCGGTACGAAACCGCTTCGATGCGGGGCTTCATGTCGGTGGTCTCCGTGGGGGCCGGTGCGGCCCGGTTCAGAACCTTCAGAATTTCGTTCTTGCGAGCCTCGGCCGCCTCGGCCTTGGCAATCGCCGACTTGATCCGCTCGGCCTTCGCCAGCAGTTCGTCGTACTTGGCCTGCCGGGCCTCAACCTTCGCCACCTCGGACCGCTCGCCCTCTTCCATGGGCTTTTCATCGCCGTCCATCGCCGTCTCAACAGACTCCTCGGCGGAATCCTCGAGGGCACCCATCTCAGCGAGAACGGAAGCGAGTTCGTCGAGCAGTTCCTTGACGCGGGCGGCCATGTGTGCGGCTCCTGTATGCGGGTGGCGTAATTGCCTACCCGCAGAGTAGGGCTGCATGGCCGCCACTTGCAGACCGCGGCAGCGACGTTGTTACCTAGTTAGGTAATGACCGTCGGCGAATCTCGCACGACTTCACGACGTGCTTTGCCGTCTTGCGGCACGATGGGCACCGCAGATACCGCGTACAAACGCCGCCACGTTCCACTGATGCGTACACGCCAAGGCGAGCACAGCGGCAGTGCTGGCAAACGTCACCCGACCTTGTAGCCATGCTGTCGGAGAAACCTGCGGATGCTTTTCTCGGTCTTCGCGTCCCGTAAAAGGGCCGGCAGCTTCAGCGCCGGTCGGTGCGATTGTAGAAACCGCTCATAGGAGCGAACCGCCACGCCGGTGGTGGCTTGCTCATAGGCCGGCGTCAGCACTGGGGAAACGTCATAGACGCCTTGCACCGAGACCACGTTGCGCAGGGCCGTGCCATCCTCGTCTTTGTCCCATGACTCCTCGCCGATCACGAACGCGAAGCTTGAGCCCCAAACGTCCCCTCGCGAAATCAGCGTAGTCAGATCACGCCCCAGCTGCGTGTCTGGCACTTCCACCGAATACCGCATCCCCTCTTCGTCGGTGTCTACGGCGAGCGTGCCGCTGCGAGTCGAGCCCAGTACAAAGTTGGGGTCGTGATTCCAGAGGGCCACGACAGGATGCGACTGTTCCTTCAGCGCCCGCGTAAACGCACCCGGCAGGATTCGCTCACGAAACGTGCCCAGCAACGTGCTGCGGACGTTGTATTTTGCGGCGTACCCGCTGATGTACGCCTTGCCCTCGTTTCGGGTCTCCATCGTCAGCGGAAGCGATACGCAGCGGCGCTCAAGGTTGTCCATGGCTTACTTCCTCTTCCGGGTGGAGGGCTTGCGGGCTCGAGGTGTTGCAGGCTTCACGGGCGTGTCATTCGCTGGCGGCTGGCCAGCCAGCAAGGCATCGGTGTACGACTGCGGCTGATTGTCGGCTGGGGCTGGCTCGCCGGCATTGCCGGCGGCGGCCGTGGCTGCGATGCCCTGCATGGTGGTCAGGTTCATCTGCATGTACCGCTGGTCCCCATCCGGTCCAATGGGGTTCATGTTGAGAACCTCGCGGCATTCGTTGATTGAGTAGATGCCGGTATTCAGCATGGTCTGCAGCCAGTTCGCCTGTGCCGCCAGGTCGCCACGCAAAAGTCCGCGGGTGTCGAACTCGGCGAAGTACACGTCGTCACGCACGACCAGGTCACGCGTGATCGCCGACTCCCAGCGGCGGAACCATGGCATCAGCGTCTGCTGCACGAGGTCGATGGCGGCCTGCTCCTGCGACGCATAGCCGACTTTCGTCTTGTCCTGCACGTATGACGGATCGACCCGGTAGGCCCGGCAGATCTCAATGACTTGGTACTGCCGAGTCTCCAAAAACTGGCTGGCCTCGTTGGTGCTCTGCACGTCCTTCCAGTGCACGCCCTGGGGCAACACGGCCGTTCTATGAGCCCGGTCAGCGCCCCTGTGCATCCGCTCAAACTGCTCACGGAGCCGCTCGGCAGTCTCAACCGTGATCGGGTTGTCCGATTCCATGAGGCCCGACAGTCGGCAGGCGTTGCCGAAGTACGCACCGCCGTGCGTCTCTAGGGCTTGGGCCAGGGCGATGGCGTCCCGGCTCAGCGTGATCGGCAGCATGCCCTGAACGCCGTCGTTGCTCAGCCACCGCAGGTGGAAAATCTGATCCTGCCGGTAGATCGTCTCGCGGCCGTTCTGCTCGCGGTAGCAGTACCGCAGGCTGCCATCCTCAAGCTGCTCGACCTTCATGCGGCTCGGGTGCAGCGGCCAGAGTTCGCTGACCGCACCCGCCGCGCCGCTTCGAATCTCGGCGTAGGCGTTGCCGTACAGCAGGCAGTGAGCCGTGAGCATCTCGCGAAACTCAAACGATGTGAGCCAGCCGTTGGGCTGCTGGTTCAGCAGGCGGTACAGCGGCAAGCCGCGGGCCCGTTCCTTGCCGCCCTCGGGCAGCCGCTGGTACAGATGCAACGGCACCGTCGCGACGTTCTCCGCGATAAGCCGCACGCACGCCAGCACCGTCGAGCACTGCAGCGCCGTCTCGGGCGTGATCCGAACGCCAGCCGGCCCGCGGGCGGGCGACTCGTTCCAGCCGTCGTCGTACCCGCCGCCTCGCAGGTCAATGATGCGGTAGCCCTTCTCGGGCGTCTCTTCAGCGTGCGCGATCATACTGCGATGATGTCCCAGGATTGTTCAGGCGTCGGCGTTGTGGCAACTTGCCAAAGGCCGATAGCCATAACCAGGCTTACGATGCCGTCAATTCGTTCTGTGGACTTGGCCTTGCTTGGTTTGATGTTGCCAGCTGCGGAATCGGTTTGAATCGCCACGTTGTTGGCCTGCCACGCCAGCACCGGATGCCCGCCGTGGCGGAGCTTGCCGGCCACCACCCAGTTTTCCAGTTGCTTGGATGGTGCCGACAAAGAGCCGTAGCCCTGTCGGAAATTTTGCATGGCAAGCCCGTCTCCTTGCAGTTGCTGCCCCAGCTGGGCGCTGTTCCATGGGTCCAGCCCGATGCCTCGAATGCGGTACTTTGACGCCAAAGCGTTGATGTCCCGACGGACGTGCTCAAAGTCGGTGACGTTGCCATCCGTCATCGTCAGGTGCCCCTGCCGCTGCCACGTCAGGTATGGCACTTTGTCCCGACGCTCCCGCTGGTGGGCGTTGTCCGACGGGATCCAAAAATGCGGCTCTATCCAAAACGTGCCGTCATCCAATGGAAACAGCAGCACCAGCGCGGTCGTATCAAACGTGGTCGCCAAGTCGAGGCCAGCCCAGCACTCGCGCCCGTTGAGGTCCACAGGGCATGCCCCGTTGCCCTGTGCCCAGTGATCCATCCGCAGCCACCTTTGGTCCTGCTCCGTCCACTGGTTCAGATACAGCTGCCGGAAGGTGTTTTCGTATGTGGGCATCTCCACCGCTCGGGCGCACTCGCTCCGCAGGAAGTCAAGCTTCACCGACACGCCCAGGTTCGGATTGGCTTTCGCCCATGTTTTTTCGCTTTTCCAGTCGGCAGCGGCATCGGCCGCAAAGATCATCGGCAGGAAAGTGGCATCCTTCACGGCACCGTCCCGCACCGCCTCGGCGTACTTCCAGATTTCCCAACAGACGCTTTTGCGGTCGTAGCCTGCCGTGGTCAGCGCGACCGTGAGCGGGTTGCGCCGCGCCCCCTGGCTCGACAGCATGACTTCCCACATCTCACGGTTGCTTACGTGCAGCTCGTCAAAAATGACAGCATGGGCCGAGAGCCCGTGCTGAATACCTGCCTCGGCGGACAGTGCCTTGTACGTCGCGTGCGTGGACTCCCGTACGATCGCGTTACGGTACACCTTCAGCTTCTGAGACAGCGTCGGCGACTGCTCGACCGCGATCTTTGCGGTATCAAACACCAGCCTTGCCTGATCCCTTGATGCCGCGCATGAATAGACTTCGCAGCCAGGCTCGGGCTCGAGCAGGCACCGAAGAGCGATGCCAGCGGCCAAGGTGCTCTTCCCATTTTTGCGAGGCAACGCAAGCAGGCTGGTCCGCACTTTGCGGCGGCCGTTCTCCTCGGCGAACAACGCCCGGATGTAGTCGCGCTGCCACGCCTCAAGCAAGAACGGTTTGCCGCCCAACTCGCCCTTGGCGTGCGTCAGGTGCTTTTGAAAAAACACCACGGCCAAGCATGACGAGCAATCGCCGCACGGCTGTTCAGCCGAACATCTTGCGGTCTTCTTCGTCTTCGACGGCTTCCGGCTTTTCGACATGCAATGAAGCCCTAGCCGACGGATTTAATCCAAAGTCCTGTTCCAGCTGCCGCAGCTGCTGGGCCAGCTTGTGGGCAATGGACACCTCGGGGCGCTGGGCGATGTACTTGACTTCTCCCTTGTCGTTCAGGATCGGGTACGTGTCGCCTTCCTTTTTCAGTTTGGCACGCGTGGCAAGCCACCATTCGTATGTGTCGCAGTAACGCGCCAGCGCCTCAATGTCGGCTTGCGTCATTACTCGCACGGCCTGAAGCATCGGCAGCAGTTCACGCCAGCGATCAGCGGCCATGTCGCCGAGATGGCTAGGCATGCTCACGCCACCAACTGGGGGCTGCGGCTCGTCGTCCCTGTGAACCCGCAGCGTCCCGCGGGCCGCACGAATTGCCGTCGGCGTTTTTGGCGGACCTCTCTTGCCCATGACCTACCCCCTAATGATTACCTGTCGCCGTGTACGCAGATG